GTCATGATACCGCTTACAAGTTGACATTAGATCCCAAACAAGAATTATCAATAGATCCATCTTTTATGGGCTCATCAGAAGATTGCATGAATATACAGCATATTGCTTCCAGAAATACTTACCTAACTACTTTCGGTTGGGCTGAAACTGATTCCCCATTGGCCCCAATCTTTGGTTGTTTGGTTACTCCTCATCTGTATTCTTATTCTGCGGACATTCTGCATGTACTAGCTCAACCAACAGCTATGGCATTTGCGGCTGCTCCCTTTCAATACTGGAGAGGAGATATCGAGATAACATTGGAGTTTGTTTGTTCTCAATTTCATCGTGGAAAAATAGGAGTCTTCTATGAACCTGTAGTTCCACAGATGGCCTTGATACAAGCAAATTTGGATTTAAATAAACAGTATGTTCAAATCATTGATATTCAGCAAACACAGAAAGTTACTTTTACTGTTAAATGGAACCAGTTTCGTGATTGGGCTGATAGAGGTGAATTTCCTTTTGAACCTGTGTATGATGCTGATCCATCACAATGCGTTCTAACCAGTCCAAGCTCATATAATGGTATGGTAATTATCGCGCCTATTACAAACTTGACTTCACCTGATGATGAACCAATAAATGTAAATATTTATGTGCGATGTCCTAACCTAATGGTCAATAGAATGACAAGAACATATATGCCGACAGTTAGACACCAACCCGTTGTTTCCTCTATGGTCGACAGCAAAGATGGTGTTATTGTCACGGAGAGTAAAGTTATCGATGATCAATCATCGCAAGTTGTTAGCAATATGGATTTAAATCAAAGTAAAGCGTCTACTGATACAATCTGCCTCCAATATTTTGGAGAACGTCCTGTGTCATTTAGATCTATACTAAAAAGATATGCAACAGTGTCTTCATCCTTTGCGCTAACTATTAGCGCAGTAGCTCCTAATGCTTGGTATGTTGGTGCTATTTATCCAAAAAATAATCTTTCCAGCACTCCTTTAAATTATATGGATATGTTTTCATATTTGAGAAGAGGATATGTTGGAATGCGTGGATCAATGAGACATAGAATAAAACCAATGTTAGGTTCAGGCTATGCTCCTCATGAATTAGCTACTGTATGGTTAGATGCTCCCGGTGATACTTACCCAACTGTGCAAATGGGTGTGTCCAACATCTCGTCAAACGCAGCAGCTCTGGCTTATGGGTTAACTATGGATGGAGCTGAAAGATTTGATTTATCCTCTAATGGAGGAATTGAATTTGAAGCTCCTTTATACACAAATAATTTATTTTTTTTTGCATTTAATCCGAATTTTTTAAATACCTATACAGAAGCCAACATATCTAGCGTATGGACACAAAGCTTCGGTATTCGCATTCCACTGAATGCTACAACCGCAACCAATCAATCGCTC